ACGGGCGGTGAACCGTGCAACGAACTGCGGGTCATGCAGCAACCGGTCAAACCACTCATCGGTACCGGATCGCACCGCCACCGCACCCACGGCAGGATTCGCAGGGAAGGTGACGGGGCCGAACTCAAACACGTCGACAGCGGTGATGGTCCGTTCCGGCAGTCGTGCAGGGTTGGCGGTAGTGGCACGGCGAGGTTCCCGCCAATCATCGGACACGACCTGGAAGCGGAACGATGACCCGAGCAGACCGGCACGAGCAGCCGGGACAATGAAGTCCCGGTTGTAATCCGTGTCGATCAGCTCGACCTCGTAGTACGCACCACGCTTGTCCTCACCCATCGAGCGGATGCGGCCCAGCGGCTTATTGCCGAGCGACGGGTCCGCACCGTGGTCGTACAGCACCTTGATCCGGTCGGCGTTGCGGGCGAGGGTTTCGGTAAACGCACCACGAGAGATGCGCTCCATGAACCGACCCTCATAGGCGCTGTTGACCTCGTACCACTCATCGAACACTGAGAAGTAGCCGGTAAGGGTGCGGCCCTCGTCGTCCACGTCGGCGGCACGCTCAAGCGACGCCGCCCGCACCAGATTTACTGTCGGTGCACTGCGCTGCATGGCGGTGCTCCTTTCGTCGTCGTCCTCGTCGTCTTCTTCTTCGGGTTCGTCCTGGTCGGCGGCGTCGTCTGGTTCCCACCGGTTGCAGTAGTAATCACCTCGCACATAGTCGGCCCACAATTCGCACCACACGCTGACACCGTCGGGACCGATCATGTCTTCCTTGTAATGCTCGCAATTCCCGCACGCTCGACCTTCGGGCACGTCGACTGACACGGCGGGCCGGTAGTTGTCGGGCAGCGCCCTAGTCATGAACCGTTCGCCGAACTCGGCAATGTTCAGGGCTGTGAGCTGCGCCTGCGCCTCCGACTCGCTGTCGTGGCAGCCCATCACCTCACCGGTGCCGTCCTTCACGACCGCATAACCGGCGCAGCCAGCGGCGTCATCAACCACGCTGTACGGCATCACTCAACCTCCTGACCGGCGGTCGGCGGCTGCAACTGCACACTAAACAGGCCGGTGTGCTGCCCGATCAGTACCTGCTCGTCACCAGTCTGAGTGAACTCTGCGGCGGCGTTCGGTTGGAAGCCGGCACGAATCAGCGCCTCAATCGTGTTCGCCTTGCTGAACCGAATGTCGGCCTCATCCTTCACATCCTCTTGCAGGAACGCCACGTCACGCTCGTCGTACCACAAGCGGGCACCGGTCGGGACCGTGATCACACTCGACAGGGCGGCACAGGCGGCACGCCACAACGGGCGCATCGTGCCATCAGCGAACCTGCGGCGGGTGGCGCCATAATTCCCAGCGTTCAGAGCGCTGCCCTGCAAGCCCTCGGAGAATCCGACGATGCTGGCCGGCACACCCGCCGCAGCAGCGATACGGGTTTCACCAGCGCCCTGAATCGCCTTCATGTCCAACTGCTGCATGGTCGACCCAACCACCTGCACATCAAACCCTGCGCCCAACAGCAGCGTGCGGCCCACCTTGTCCCAGCCGGTATGGCGGGTGCGGAGCATCTCTCGTGCCGCCTCAAACTGCTCCAACGACACGCCCGGCTCGGCGCGCAACACCATGCCTGGCACCGCACTGTTCTGGAGCAGCGCCGACTTATAGCCGGTCATCGCCTCATCAGCGGCGGCGTCAGCGACCACCGAACGCAACCACGAGACACCACGATGCGGGTGCGTCGGATCACAGTCGAGCCGGTAGTGGGCGACCTCGTCCGGCATGAACATCGCCGACTCACGGTCCATCGGGCGCTGGTAGGCGTACCCCACCAGGCGGTCGCCGACGATTGCACCCGAGTCGCCGTCCACGACCTCGGCGGTGGCGATCGAAACGTGGCGAGGATCAAGCCGTACCAACTGCCCGCCGGACACAATCCAGTAGCTGTTGCCGAACACCGACATGTCAACTTCCATGCATGCCAGCAGGTGCGGTGTCATCGCACCCGCCCACGGCCGCTCGAGCAGCGCCAGTTCCGGTGTGCCGAACAGTTGCCCGAGGCGGCTGCCCTCATAGCGTTGGAACTTGAACGACACCTCAGAGAACACCTTGGCACGCACACCGATGACCGCAGCCACCGCAGCGTTCGATGCGGCCACATCGGCCAGCACCTTCTCGTGGCCGACTTGGTACTGGTGGCCGGCGAAACTGAACCGCTCCAACTGCTGCGCGTACTGCGCCAGGCTCAACGCAGGGAATGATGCGCGAGACTCAGCGCCGCCTCTCAGCAGATTCGACAGCATTGCCACGCTCCCATGCGATCACAAACAAGAATCCAATCGCACTGAACGCTAGCAGTCCGGCACCTATACCCGCTGACGCACTGAACGCACCGACGATGAGGCCGACACCGACGGACAACGTGAGCGCCAACACCACCTCGATGATGAGCACCCACTGCACCGCCGTAACCTTCCGATTCACTCCCATGCCATCCACCCATCATTCCTAGGCTGAGACGCAACCGCACCCCAACACGCCAACGTCGCAGCGACCAACGGCGACACGCTCACCGTCGACACCTTGCGAGACCACGCCCAACCCTCACCCACCGAACGCACCGCTGCACCCGCCACCGCCACATCAAGAGGCTGCTGGCCACGATGCCGCAACCGGCCCTCACGCACCAACAACCTGAACGACGAACACGCCCGCAACAGATCAGCCGTCGAAATCTCCACCACCTGTACACGGGCTTGCAACAAACCCGGCACCAACGCACCAGCCGACGCCCTTGAGTCGATCACCACCGGCGCCCGCCACTTCCCCCACATCTTGGTCAGCACCGCCAACGCATCCTCCGACGACGTGAACCGCTCCACCAACTCCACATGCGTGCGCCCATCAGCACGCTGACCGGCAACCGCCACCGACCACCACGAACCATCCGGGTCAGCATCGACCGCCACCGACGGCTTCCCTGACATCTGGGAATCAGTGTCAAGACACGCACCCCACTCCGGCAGTTCGGTGTCCCCACCATCGCCACCGAACACGACGCCCAACCGCTCGACAGCGAACGCCTCCGGTGACAACACCGGCAGCTCGTTCTCAGCGATCCACTGCTCACCGATCAGCAGCCCGAGCGTCGGATTGCTGGCATACCAGTTCTCCCGATCGGCCGCATCACACCCAGCCTCGCAAGACCATTCGGCCATGAAAGCGTTCGTCATGCCACCGTCAAGCATGGCGTTACGCACCCGGTGCAGCACCGTCGACTCCGGCAGCGGGGCGCTCGACGTGTAGATGATCTGCGGCGCACCCTCAGTGTTCAACGACTGAGCCGACAACGCCGGCAAGATGGCCTGCATCTGCTCCTCGGTGAGATACAGCGCCTCATCCAACACGACACGGTTCGGTGAACCGCCACGCACCGCCCGCTTGCCACGGGTGATGAACTCCAACCGTGCACCCGTATCCGTACGGACACTCGACTCTTTACCGTTCGCAAAGTAGAACTGACAGAGGCGCTCGAGGTCAGGGTTCGCTTTGATCAACCCGACCATGCGCTGCATGTGATCAGCGGCAGTCTTCGCTAGGTGCGCCGTGTGGATGATGCGGTGCTCACCGAACAGGAACAGCGCCGAAAGTTCTACACACTCAAGCACACTGTTCTTGCCGTTCTGCCTCGGCACCAGCAGCAGCGCCTGCTGCGCCGCCCACCGGCCAGCCGCATCCTCCGACAACATCCCGGCAACCACCCACCGCTGCCAATCAAACAGGCGCAACCCGCACGACTCGGCAAGAGCGAACGCCTCCTCCGCAGCCGACGACACCGCACCCTGCGGAAGCACCGACAACCGTGGCCGCTGCGCCCCGACACGACCTGGCATCACACCGCCTTCAGATTCGACCGGCGCGCCTTGCGACGGGCAGCAGCCTGCTCCAATGCCGACTCAGCCTTAGCCTCCGGCAACTCGTCCAGCTCTTTGATGACCTGCCGCAACTGGCCCACAATCTGCGCCACCACCGACACGTCAGCATCCAACATGGCCCGCATCAGATGCTCACGCATCAGCACGAGGTCGTCACGCCTCGACTGCGGCTTAGGTTCCGGCTTAGGTGCCGGCTTGCGTGCCATCAGAACCATCTCCTACTCGGGCGCAGCGAACGCTTCCGGTTCGTCACCTGAGCGCCAGCCGACAAGTTACACACCGAATGCTCCGGTGCGAGCGGCATCGCACTGTTGCCGTCAACCATGTGCCCGGCATGCCACACCACATCTCGGTCGGGCCACAGTCGGCGTGCCTCGGCCAGTGTCTTGCCGCAACGCCAGCAGCGTGTGGTCGGATCTGCGGCTGCTGCTTCACGCACACGGCGGGCACGCACCTGGTAACTGCCGGTGTAGTGCGATCGGTCGTGGGCTGGCATGCCGTCACCCGAGCATCAACTGTACAGAGCCACCAACGCCTCGGGCGCAATTGCATGAGCGATGCGCTAGCCGCACGTTACTGAGAGAATCCTTGCCGCCAGCACTGACGGGCACCAGATGATCAATTGTTGCGCCCATGTTGTGAGTACCTGGCAGTGACATATTGATGCGCTTTCCGCAGAGGTGGCATTTGACACCATCACGAGCGACGACATCGGCAATCGTAAACCGCTCGCCAATCTGTGCGCCTCGACGCTTGGTATTTTTGCGATGGTTTACCGCCCTAATTGCCAATGCCCTGCATGCATCGGAGCACGTTTTGCGAGGGCCGGCATCACGCGCTGCTCCACAAACAGAGCACTGGCGCACAAGACGCTGCTTCTTCTGTTTGTCTTTGTCACGAGTCTTTACCATGACACCCTTTGCCGCTTGACGCTTTGAGTAATTGCGGCGCGCATATGCGTTATAACAATCTCTGCATCGAGGCTGTGCCGCACCTGGATGCTTCATTGAGCCACGCCACCACCCAAGACCGTCAACCGTTCCACAATCTTTGCAAGCTGATACCACAAGATGCGCTGCATATTGTTGTCTCGGCGTTGCAGCACGAACTGCTTTTTTTCTGGCATCTGCCCGTCGGGTTTCTTCACGTTTCCTGCACTGTTCTGAGCAGAACCGCTTTGACTTCACGACGGCCACGAAAGCCGAGCCACACGATTCGCATGCTTTCGATGTGGACAGATACAGCGACATGAAAGCATGTTATCACTCTCTTGCAATAGTCGGGGGTACCGCCCTATGACCTCGGGGAGGGTTATGCC